TGATGATGCCTCCTGCAAGGGCACTGAACTTATTGAGGGTTGGTATTTTTACAGCGATAGTGATGAGAATATTATGGGAGGGCCGTTTGATAGTGAACAGGCGGCCATCAAGGCCGCCTTTGATGGTTATGGTTGGTAATTAACAGGGAGACTCGAAGCGAGACGGTAATAGGACTCGCGAGACAATGGTATTTGGGACTCGCGAGAATGCGGTATTAGGGACTGGCGAGAATGCGGTAATATACAAACAATTGAAAAGGCCGATTTTCGCCGCCGCGCCGCCCCCGTGAGAATGATTCTCATTCTCACAGTTTCGCTAGTACAAATGTACCATAGTACAAATGTACCATAGTACAAATGTACTACTTTCGCCTTCTTGAGAATGATTCTCATTCTCACCTCCCCCTCCCCCCCCCCTGGCCTTTTTGAGAATGATTCTCATTCTCAAGCCATCCCCCCCTCCCGCTCCTCTTTGTGAAGATTTGTGACAATCCGAGCCGAGCGCCTCGCTCCCTGGCTCCCCCTTGCCATTCTCTGGCTTGAGAGCGGCGACGCTCTCGCTCTTCGCTCTGTCTGTCATGCTCTCTTCTTCTCTTCGCGCTCCCTCCTTCCCCCCGATCGAGGAGCCGCTCGAGGCGCTCCTCTCCCTCCCATGGGAGGAGCTCGCCTCCTCCGCTCTCTCTTCTCTTCTCTTCGCGCTCGCTCTCTGCCATGCTCTCGCCGCTCGCCTCTGGCGGGAGCGAGGCCGTCTCGCTCCCCTCCTCCGCTCCTTCTCTTCTTCTCTTCGCTCTGTTGCTGATCGGCTCCCCGAGCCGCTCTCCTCTTCTTCTCCCCGCTCTTTGCTGATCGAGGCGCTCCTCGCTCACGGCGAGAGCTCCTCCGCTCTCGCGAAGGCCTCCCGCTCTCGCCTTCTCGCGAAGGCCTCACGGCTCGGCCTCCTCTGACCCTTCCCTCAGGGAGGCCTCTGGCCTCCCTTCTCCCCTTCCTCCTCTGTTCTTCTCATGGCTCTCGATCCCCTGGCCTCTTCTCTCTCATGGCCTCGCTTCTCCTTCTCCTCTCGCCGTGAGGCCTCTGTCCATGCTGACGAGCTCGAGAGGCGCCTCCTAGCTTTCAAAGAGAAGCGATCCCCCGAGCTCCTCCGCTCTGACGCTTCCGAGCTCGAAGAGGAGGCCTCCTCCTTCCTTCGCGCTCTCGCTGCAGAGCCCGAGCGCCTCGCCTCGAGCGCCTCTGACATACGATCCGGCGCCGCTCAGCTTCGCGATCGAGCTCTCACGCTTCGCGCTCTCGCCGATCAAAGAGAGGCCGAGCTCGCCGAGCTCGAAGAAGCAACAGACGAGCTCTTCGCGCTCCTCTTCTCTCCCCTTCGTTAGCTCTCCCATGGCCTCCCCCTCTGACGCCTTCCTCGCCTCTGTTCCTTCTCTGGCTCGTGCCATGCTTCCCCCCTCCTCTCCCTCCTACGCTCGCGCTCTCCTTCTCGATCGAGCCGAGGAGCTCGGCCTCTCCTCCTCTGGCCTCCCCTTTGTGCTCGAGGAGCTCGCGAGATGGCTCCCCTCTGCCACGCTCGAGGCCTTCCTCGCTGATCTCGAGGAGCTCTCCTCCTCTTTGTGAAGCTTTGTGACAATCCGAGGGGGAGGCGCTCGCCTCCCCGCTCTTCTCTGGCATCATGAGCACAGAGGCGAGCGATCGCCTCCGTTCTCGCGCTCTGTTCCCTCATGCGACTCGCTGCTGCTTTCTTCTTCTTCGGTTGCTGCTGTACTAACGTCCTTCCGATCATGCTGCTGTTCACCGCTGCCGGCTTCGGCAGCGCTTACGTCAGCCTCAGCAGCAAGGCCTGACTGCTCTCCCATGGCCTCCCCTCTTAAGGGGGAGGCCTTCTCTTTGTCTCTTCTTCGCTTCTCTTCTCTCTCCTCATGAGCACTCAAGAACTCGAACAGCTCAACCACGCCAAGCAAAACGCTGAGGCCTGGTCAGACCAGATCACTGCGGCATGGGAGGCCCACTCTTTCTGTGCTGAAAGATCTCAGCAATTCGCCGCGATCCGCAACCTGAGCCAAGAAGGCCGCAAACTATCTCGCGAGGCCAAAGTCGTTCTCAGGGAACACGGCTACGACGGGACCAACCAAGACACCATAGCCGAGCGGATCGAGGACGCGATGCGGGACGCCCCGTTAAGCGTCGAGGTCCGCGAAGGATGGAAGGAGCCCGGCGATGGTGCCTCGTTGGATCCTGAACAGTTCCGGATTCTGTTGACCACCGGCGGTCCCGCGCTCCGCATCATGGGCGAGCTAAATCACGGCGAGCCTTCCCGTTGCTGGCTAGAGCATCAAGACTGGGGCGCAACTTGGTCCCGGTACTTTAGCCGCAGCGCGGAACGTGTCGCCGCTCTGCTGTGGTTTGCTTCCCTTTTCTGGTTTGGCGAAGGCTGACCCATTATCGCAACCTAGTCTCTTCTTCGCTTCTCTTCTTATGGCTTCCCTCCTTCTCGCTCCTCCCGCTCCCCTTAAGCTCTCCCGCTCTCCTCGTCTCCCCGAGGAGCTCGGCTCCTTCCTTGATCGCTTCTGTCTGTCTGCCGATTCTCTCCTCACCTATGGGAGCCAGAACGCGAAGCTCGCGAAGGGAGGAGGCCTCGCCTTCTCCGCTCTTCTCCACCTTCTCCCCGCTCGAGCTCTCGCTCAAGCTGTCTCCCCCTCCTCTGGCTCTGTTGCAGTTAGGAGCGAGCTCCCTGGCCTTCGAGAGCTCGCCGAGCGAGAGCGCCTTCTCGATCGCGCTCTCCTTTTTAATGCTTGCGCCTTCTCCTCTGAGGCCTGCCGCGATCTCTGCCTGGCGTTCTCGGGGAGGGGATCGTTCTCAGTGGCAGTGGCAAGCTGTCGCGCTCGCCGCTCTCTCGCCTTCCTCGCCGATCGCTCGCTCTTCGCTCGCTCTCTCCTATGGGCGGCCGGCCTCTCTTATCGGCGAGCTCTTCGCCTCGGCCTCCCCTTCTTCCTTCGCCTTAATGGCACTCAAGAGCTCCCATGGTGTGAAGCTTGGTGTGGCTTCTCTGTCTCCTCCGAAGAGGCCGAGGCGCTCTCGCGCCTCTTCGGCTCTCCCTTCTCCCCTGGCTTCTTCACGCTCCCTCAGGCTCTTCGCTCTGTTCCCTCCCTCTCTTTGTACGATTACGCTAAGGCGCCTCTGCTTGGCCGGAACGGGCTCCTCGCCATGAGAACCGCCGGCATCCATACAACGGCTTCTCTTGCCGCTGATGCTGAGGGGGGAGCCGCTCGAGCTCTTGATGCGATCGAGGGAGGTTTCTCCCTGGCCGTGCCGATCATGGCGAAGAAGGGAGAGGCGCTCCCCGCTTCCCTCCTCCTTCGCGACGATCGAGGCCGAGAGGCTCTCCTCCAGTGTTCCGATGGTGACGCCAACGACTTGAGGCCTCTCGATCCTTCGCCTTCCCCTGGCTTCTCTGGCCTCGCCGTTCTTCTTCGCCTCAAGCGATCGAGCGGCGCCTCTCCTCTCATGGCCTCCCGCTTCGCTCTCTCCCGCTCTGTCTCGCCTTCCTTCCTTCCTATGGCTGGAGGTGGCTCCTATCGGTTTAGCCGCTCCGATCTCTCCTCCTAGCTCTCATGGCTTCCCCTTCTCGCCTTCCCCTCGCCTCAGTCCGCTCGGCCTCTGGCTTCTCTGTTGGCTCTGTCTCCTCCCTGCCAAACGGCTCCCCTGATCCCCTCCTCTCCTCTGTTCTCCTCTCCTACTGTGACCGTCTCAAAGAAGAAGAAGAAGCCCGCGAGCGCCTCCGCTCCTCTGTTGCCAGAGGCGAAGCGCCTCCCCTCCTCTCCTCTGTCTGGCTCGTGTCTGATCGAGACTAGGAGAAGGCCTCGCCTCCTCCCTCTCTCCTCCCGCTCCTTCCTTCTCCTCCTCTCTCCTCCCCCCTTCCCCCTCCCTCTCTTCTCTCGCTTCTCCTCATGGCGCTCCCGCTCCTCTGGGTGGCTTCTCCTCCTCTCCCTTCGCCTCCCCTCCCTCTGGCTCCTCCTCCTTCGCTCGCGCTCCTCCTCTGAGCGCCTCCGCGAGCTTCGCCTCCCCCTTCCCTAGCTCGCTTCCCTCTCGTCTCCCCTGGCTCGCCTCCCTCCTTAGGATGGCGGGCTTCTTTGTGCTCTGTTCCCTCGCTGTCTCGCTTCTCTCATGGCAGAGGGATCACGAGACCAGTTGAGAACGGTTCTCAGTAGACTAAGTTAGCATTTCTTAACATTAGCGTTGCTAATCAGTGGCATTAGCTTGGCTTATCATAGAGCAGTAGTACGGATGTACTAGTCAGGGGGCTGGGGCATGCCCCCTCAAAAAATGGCGCCATATTTTTCATAGAAAATCAGCCCCAGTATTTATACCTAGTTTTTTTCAACCAAGGCCAAGTTTAGCAGCGTCAGCGAGGACAAGATGAAGTTCTTGAAGGGAAGCATTATTTTTTAGCAT